GCCGCCGAAGCTGCGCGGCGGAAGTAAAACCTTCAAGCCGGCCGAGGCCGTCGCGCGCAAGAAACGCAACAAGGCCGCGCGCGCCTCGAGGCGGCGCAACCGCAGGCGACGACGATGACATCCGCGCCGGACGTGGAGTGCCGAGGCCGTCTACGTCGCTCCGGCGACCTCTTGGGCGGATAGGCCAGTCCGTCCGGCGCCACCAACAACGGAGGGCAACATGATTCTGCTACTACTGGCGCTGCTAGTCGGCGCCGCTGCGATGACGCTCGGCGCGTACGCCGGCGACCTCGGCACCATGATCGGCGCCGGCGTCGCGCTCACCGCGACGATCGCGTTCGGCCTCTGGCACCTGGTGCTCGAGCCGTACCTCGACGAGCGCCGCATCCGCCGCCTACGGCTCCGCGAGCCGACCGCGACCTGCGCACCAGGCGGAGGCATCGAGCGCCTTGTCGAGCTGGCTGCGGGCGAGCTCGACGATATTGAGGAGCTGCACCTGACGCTCGTGCATCTCGACGAGTGTCCGCGCTGCGCGGAGAATTTCCGCGCGATCGTTTTCCTGCGCGCTGCGCGAGAACGTCTGCAGGGCGGCCTGCTCGCCGCGCTGCCGGCCGATCGTATGCCGCGCCTGCCGATGTAATGGGCGATAGCGCGTGCTATCCTGCGGGGCCATGAGACGCCGCCGGCAGTACTGGTTGATCTGGTGGCTGTCGCCGCTGCAATGGCGGCTGCGGCCGCGCTGGCGGCAACTAGTCGGCGCGCTCGAGCAGCTCGAGCTCGGCCCGCTGGAAATCAGGAGGCGACCCCGATGAACCTCAAACGAGGAGAACGGCAGGAGCACCGCATCGGCGCGCACCGCGTGACGTTCACGCGCGCCGCCGGCACGGAGTTCGACATCACCGACGGCGAGCTCATCAAGCGGCTGCAGGACGGCGACGACATCGCTGCCGGCACGCGCGTCCGCGTCGCAATGCACGACGACGACGGGCGCCGGTTCGAGGTCTGGCTGATCGTCTCAACCGCCGCACGCAACGCGGCATAGATCTCGAGGGGCGGCTGTGCCGGTGCGCCGGCGGGCTGTCGTGAGCCTCACAGCGGTCGCTCCTCGAGTGTTACAAGCGGAGGGCGACCTGTGAACAAAGGCGAGGACGTGCTCGACATCGCGCGCGGCGGCTTCGGCTCCGCCGGCGCCGGCAATGCGACGAACACACCGACGCAGCGATTCGGCCGGATGAACATCTCGACGAAGCGCATCCGCGACCGCGACAAGTCGCGAGCCGACGGCCTGGCGGCGACGCTGCAGGACCCGACAGCCGAGCAGCTCGAGATCTGCATCGAAGCGGAAATCTGTTTCTGGTGCGGCGCGACGCACGGCGTCTACGGCAAGCCGATCACCGGATGGTCGATGCACTGGTCGAAGGCGCACGGCATCACCGCGCAGAGCGTCCGCGATATCCTCGGCTGCACGACGCGGCGCGTGTTCGTCGCCGACTCGACCCGCGAGAAGATGCGCGCGAATTACCTGCAGCGCGACCCGGAGCAGATCGAGGAGGCGCGGCAGATCTCGAGCCGCAAGCGGAAGGGCAAGCGCTCGACGCTCACGAAAGGCGGCAGGGCGAAGCTGCAGCGGACGATGCGCGCGACTGCTCGGCGCCTCTGGCACGACGAGCCGGAGCTCATGGAGCAGGCGACGGAGAAACGCCGCGCGACGACGCTGAGCAAAACGCCGCGGATGCCGTGCACCGTTTGCGGCAAGCCGACGAAGTCGCCGGCGACGGCCGACCGCGCAACAGTTCGCCAGTCGTGCTCGGCGGCGTGCCAGGCGGAGCTGCTGCGCCGGCGTCGAGTTGTCAGCGACGAGGACGTGCCGGAGATCAGGAGGCGCGTCGACGCTGGCGAGCGGCATCGCGACATCGCGGCGGACTTCGGCTGCAGCAGACGACTCATCAGCAAGATCGGACAGCGCGAGACTCGAGGGCACGTTCCGGAGGAGCTCGCACACCGCAGCATCTATGTCACTGGCGAGCTGCATCTCGGCCCGCTCAACGAATGCCGGCACTGCCGGCCAACCAGGAGTAACACCGATGACGAAATCATTTGAGGAACGCCGCGACGAGACGATCGCCGCGGCGCAGCGCGCCGTGGCTCAGCAGCGCGAGCATCAACTGCTCGAGCTCGGGCACCGATTCACCTACCACGCACCGAAAGGCGACCAGGTCGAGCGCTACCAGAAAATCCGCAGGACCGCGCTCGAGTTCGCCGAGCTGATCGTCGAGCTCTGTCCGCTGAGCCGCGAGCAGTCCGTCGCATTCACGCGCCTCGAGGAGGTCGTCATGTTCGCGAACGCGGCGATCGCGCGCGAGGTCGAGCTCGAGGACGAGGCCGAGGCCGAGGCCGAGGTCCTGACGGAGGTCGGCGCCGAGGACATCACGGACCCGGGCAGCGGCGAGCGATGAAGGCGCTGACGCTTTGGCAGCCGTGGGCATCCGCTGTCGCCGTCGGCGCGAAGCGGATCGAAACGCGGGCATGGTCGACGGACTACCGCGGCCCGCTGGCGATCCACGCAGCGAAAACGAAACGCGGCGTCATGGAGCTCGCCGGCCGCAGCGTCGTCGCGATGCCGCCGGCCTGGCGCGCGGCCCTGGCGCCGGCGCTCGGCTCGCCGGAGGCGCACCAGCTCCTGACGCTGCCGGTCGGCGCCGTCGTCGCCGTCGCTCACCTGGTCGACGTCGTGCCGGCGGACGATCCTCGAGTGCAGGACCTGGCGGCGACTGTCCGCATGCACTTCGCCGACCTCGACGCCGGCGAGTGGTGCGAAAACGAGCTCGGCGAGTTCGGGCCCGGGCGGTATGCCTGGCTGCTCGATCGCGTGCAGTGTCTGGTGCCGCACGTTCCGGCCGCCGGACGTCAGGGCCTCTGGTCCTGGCCGGCGCCTGGCACCGTCAGCGCGGAGGTATTGTCATGATCGTCCTCGAGCGTCCGCTCGTGTTCCTCGACTGCGAAGGCACCGGCGTCAACACGGAGGAGGACCGCATCCTCGAGCTGACGATCGCGCGCCTCGAGCTCGACGGAGCTGCGCCGGAGATCCGGAGCCGGCTGATCAATCCGACGGTGCCGATCCCTGCAGAGTCGACCGCCGTGCACGGCATCACGGACACGGATGTCGCCGAGGCGCCGACGTTCTCCTCGATCGGGCGATCGCTGCACGAGCATCTCACCGGCGTCGACTATGGCGGCTTCAACATCGTCGGCTATGACCTGCCGCTGCTCGAGGCGGAGTTCGCACGCTGCGGCCTCGAGTTCGACTGGCAGGCCGCGAGCTGCGTCGACGGCTACGCGATCCTCTGCCAGCAGGAGCCGCGCGACCTGGCGAGCGTGTTCGAGCGGATGTTCGGCGAGGAGCTCGCCGGCGCGCACCGATCGGAGGCCGATGTCGAGGCAGCGATGCGCGTCGTGTTCGGCCAGGCCGACGCCTACGAGCTCCACAGCGCCGAGCAGCTCGACGCTGCCGGCCGCCGCGACACGTGGGCGGATCGCACGGGCAGGATCACGATCGGCGAGGAGCTCGAGCTGCTGTTCGGATTCGGCAAGCACTTCGGCAAGCCGCTCCGCAGTCAGGTCGGCTATCTGCGCTGGATGCTCGAGCAGGGATTCCCTCGCGACACGTGCGCTATTATCACGGAGATCGTCGCGGCGCACGACGCCGCCAAACAGCAGCAGCAGGAGTTACCAGGATGAGCGATACCTGCAGCACCTGCGGGGCCTCGATCGTTTGGGGCAAGACGAAGGCCGGAAAACGGATGCCGCTCGACGCGGACCCGATCGGCGGCCTGCTCACGGACGAGGGCGAGATCGTCAGCATGCGGCGCTCGCACTTCGCGACCTGTCCGGACGCCGCGCTGCACTCTCGAGGCAAGTCATGACCTACGTATATTTCGCGATCGCGCTGTTCGTGTTCGTCCTGATCGCGCAGGCGATCGAGGCGCGGCGGAAGTTCTGCATGCAGGCGTATGTCCGCCGGCGCGTCGGCAGTCTCGAGATCGAGATCCGCGGCGACCAGGCGCAGGAGTACATCGACAAGCTGGTCGAGGCGATGGTCGAGGAGGGCGCAGTCGATGGCTGACCGGCGTCAATTCCTGCAGGGCGGCCTGGCCGCGTTCGCCGGGCTGCTGGCCGCGCGGCTGCCGCTCGTCGACGGCGAGGACCTCGAGGCGATCGACCTCGAGCAGCTCGAGCGCATCACGGCCGCGGTCGACGAGGCCGCCGAGGCGCTGCCGGCACTGGCCGACGCAACGAAGCGCGTCCGGCTCAGCCTCGAAGGCTGCCGCGAGATCGCCTGGCCGGAGCTCCGTCGCGACATCATCGACACCTACGAGCAGGACGGCTACGAGATCGCCGTGCCGGGCCTGGTGTACTGCAACCTCTGCCTCGAGTTCGATCCGCCGTATCCGGCGCAGGACGTGCTCGCGGTGCTCGTCGACGGCACGGAGGTCGATATCGACTGCCGGCCGGTCGGCATGCCTGTCGAGCTCCGCGGATTCGTCACGCGACTCGAGCATGACCTGCACTCAATAGCCGGGCCGACGACTCGGATCGAGATCCGCAGCAGCGGCGAGATGATCTGGCATGGCTGAGGCGGCAGCGGTATACGTGCCGAACGGCCTCCGGTTTTACGACGCCGCATCACGTCGCGAGATGATCCTCGTCGACGAGCCGAGTCGCGACTCGCACGGCTGGCTGTGCTACCGACATCCGGACGGGCAATTCGTGACGCTGCGCGAGGCGACCGACGACGATCGCGCCGCGCTCAGGGCAGCAGGAGCGACCGATGTCTGACGAGCACGAAGGCCGTCACGTCACGCCGCAGATGGAGTGCGCGCGCGCGGATGCCGATACCGTCGTCGTCCTCCGGTGCCTATGCGGCACGGAGCACCGGCCGGCGGTGCAGCTCAACTTCGACGAGGACAAGAACGCGCCGATGCCGTGCTGCGGTGCGCGTCTGTTTTTCCGCCTCGAGCTCATGATGTTCGAGCTCGTCGACGACGACGGCGTCATCACGCAGCCGCCGGAGCATCATCCGATCTGGTCGACGGAAGTCGCGAAGGCGGGCCCGCTGTCGATCACGCTGAGCAACGTCCGCGACTCGATGCTCGAGGCCGGCGGCACGTTCTCGATTCACGGCTACACTCGCGAGGGAAATCCGCTGGTAGACGCGACGACTGCGGACGGTGCTACCCTCGACGAGCTGTTACAGCAGCAGGAGTTAGATCCATGAACCGACGCAACCTGATCCGCCGCGCACTGCTCGCCGCGCCGGCCATCGCCGCGGCACTTCCTGTTTTTCGACAACGATCGAGGGCGATCCTCAGCGTCGAGGAGGCGCGCGCGCACGCGGGCCTCGGCGGATACCTCACGATCGACGAGCTCAGCGACGAGGAGATCGAGCGGCTGCACCTGCAGGTCGACGAGTACATGCGCGGCTGCCGCCGGATGATCACGACGAAGCCGGTGAGCTGGCACGACTTCGACCAGGACCTGCAGGACCAGGCGGCGCAGGCACTCGCCGAGGAGACAGACCGGCAGCTCCTCGCGGATGTCGACAAGATGCGCGCGGCGCTCGGATGCGACGAGATCGTCGGACCCTATTCGATCATCATCGACGAGGACGACGCCGTGCATCTCCTCGCGGATCTCGAGCCGGCGCCGGTGCTCGCCAGGCTGTGCCGTGGATAGGCGCACGCTAATCAGGCTGCTCGCCGTGCCGGCCGCGGCAGCCGCGGCAGCCGCTCCGCTCCTGCCGGTGCGCACCTGGTTCGATGCGATCGTCGGCCGCCTCGCCAGCGGCGACGACGAGCTGCTCACGTCGCCGAACCTGCTGCTGCCGCTGCCGACCTACAGCACGATCGACATCTGCGACCTCATCGACGAGGACGCGCTCCTCGAGGAGTGGCGACGGAGCTCGCCGATCGCGCAGCTCCTCGAGCGCGAGAAGCGCGGACAGATCACGTTCGAGGCCTGCTGGCCGCCGGCACCGAAGGTCATGCAGGTCGGCGACGAGATCCGGATCACGATGCCGGACGGCGAGCAGTACACGGCCGAGGTCAGCCTCGTCACCGTCGAGCCGGGCCCGGGCATCGACAGCCTCAGCATCTCCGCGGAGATCCGGCCGACCGGCGACTCCGGCCTGTTCGACTGATGGCTCGCCGGCGGTACACGAAGCGGCGCTGCAAGGCGAAAACCGGAGACGGCAAACGCTGCCGGAAATCCGAGATCAGCGACACGCACGCCTGCGGCATCGCGTCGCATCAGGCGCAGGTCAAGGCGCTCGCGCTGCGCGAGTCCGCTACACCGTCACGCACGCGCGCGAAGCCGAAGCCGCCGAAGCCGTCGGCGCGCACCAGGGCGCAGCAGCAGAAGTTCCTCAAGGCCTACGCCGCCTGCGGTGTGATCCGCACGGCCTGCCTCGAGGTCGACATCGACCGGCGCCGGCATTACGAATGGCTCGAGGACCCGCGATATCCGGAGTATCCGGTGCAGTTCCGCCAGGCCGACGAGGACGCTGTCGACCTGTGGGAGGCCGAGCTCGTGCGCCGGACTGTCGAGGGCGTCGACGAGGTCCGCCGCGTCGAGCGCGATCATCCGGAGCTCGAGGACCCGCTCGTCGAGATCACGACTGTCCGCAAGTACTCCGACAGCCTCTACCCGCTGCTGCTCAAGGGGCGCCGCGGCCGCGTCTACAATCCGCAGAAGCAAGTCAAACACGAAGGCATCCCGACGGGCCCGGCGCCGCAGGTGATCCTCGTGCTGCCGGACAACGGGCGCGGCGTCGGCGCAGGCTGAGCCGGTGACGCCGGCGACCGCATCGGAGCTCGACGCCGACCTCGAGCGCGAGGTCGTTCGGATCGAGCCGCAGCCAGGTCCGCAGACTGCGTTCCTCGAGACGACCGCGGATGTCGCGATCTTCGGAGGCGCTGCCGGCGGCGGCAAAACCTACGGCCTCCTGCTCGAGTGCCTCCGGCCTTTCAAGATCGGAGCCGCCGGCGCCGTCATCTTCCGCAGGACCTACGCGCAGATCGCCGCGGAGGGCGGCATGTGGGACGACGCCGGCGAGCTCTATCCGCAGTTCGGCGGCGACGCGAATCAGACCGAGATGTCGTACACGTTCGACTCCGGCTACTCGATCAAGTTCTCGCACCTGCAGCACGACAAGGATCGGCTGCAGTGGAAGGGCGCGCAGATCCCGATCATCGCGTTCGACCAGCTCGAGGACTTCACAGAGTCGCAGTTCTGGTATCTGTTCTCGAGGAACCGCTCGGCGCGTGCCGGCTTCCGTCCGTACATCCGCGCGACCTGCAACCCTGTTCCGGAGACGGACAAGGTCGGCGGCTGGCTGGCGAAGCTGGTCGCCTGGTGGATCGACCCGGAAACCGGCTATGCGATTCCGGACCGCGCCGGCGCCGTGCGCTGGTTCGCTCGAGTCAACGAGGAGCTCGTGTTCGCCGACTCGCGCGAGGAGCTCGTCGCGCTGCATCCGAAGTCGCTGCCGAAGTCGCTGACGTTCATACCTTCGAAGCTGCAGGACAACCCGGCGCTCACCGCGGCGGACCCTGATTACCTGGCGAACCTCGAGGCGCTGCCGCTCGTCGAGCGCGAGCGCCTGCTCGGCGGCAACTGGAAAATCAAGCCGACCGCCGGCGCCGTGTTCAACCGCGCAAACTTCGGCTCACTGCCGGCGATGCCGACGGACGTGCCGCGATGGGTCCGCTATTGGGACAAGGCCGGCACCGCCGGCGGCGGCAAGTACTCCGCCGGCGTCCTCGTCGGCCAGCGTCCGAACGGGCGCCTCGTCTACGCCGATGTCACGCGTGACCAGTGGAGCAGCTACGCGCGCAACAAGGTCATGCTGCAGAAGGCAGCCGCCGACAAAGATCTCGGCGTGCCGGTCACAACATGGGTCGAGCAGGAGCCGGGCAGCGGCGGCAAGGAATCCGCGGAGATCTCCGTGCAGGACTTCGTCGGCTACGACGTCCGGATCGACAAGGTCACGGGCAGCAAGTACGACCGCGCGCAGCCGCTCGCGGCGCAGGTCGAGGCCGGCAACGTCGACGTCGTCGCCGGGCCCTGGAATGAGGCGTTCCTCGAGGAGCATCATCAGTTCACGGGCACCGACTCCGACGCCTACACTGACCAGGTCGACGCGGCCGCCGGCGGCGTCAACAAACTCAAACTCGAGAAGCCGAGGCGGAAAGGGGGCGCGCTCTGGTGAGCGATCGCGGCGAGCTCGTCATGATCCGCACGTCCGACGGCGAGGAGCCTGCGCGACTGTACGCCGTGCCGCTGCGCCTGGTGCCGTTCCTCGAGGCGCTGCGCGACGGGCCCGGCGTCTATGGCGGCAGCACCGACAGCGTGATCACCTATCTCCTGCAGGAGCGCATCGCCGACCTGCACGGCTCGCCGCTCCTGCCGGCCGATCTGGTCGAGAAGAAACGCCGCGAGCTGCGAGGAGGCGCGGCGGCGCTATGGTGATCGCTTGACGCTCGACGAGGCCTGCCGTTCCTGGCTCGAGGGCGAACCGCACCTGCAGGCGCTGACGCGGCACAGCTCGACGCTCGAGGCCGAGCTCGAGGATCTCCTCGAGGCGGTGCGATCGCCGCGCGCGACCAGGCAGCGCAAGGTCAGCGCGACACGCCGGCTGCACGAGCTCACGAACGCCGCGGTCGCGAACGCCGGCACCAGCTACCCGGGCCCGAACGTGCTGCCGTATGCCTGGCAGTGGGGCCGTCCTGGTAGCGCCGAGGACCTCGAGCTGCTCGAGGCCGACCGCCTCGAGGAGCGGCGCCAGGTGCACGTGCGCCGCCGGCGTCGTGCCTCCGCGCGCCGGCGAGCTCGGCAATAGCAGGGGCAACTGTTCCACGTGGAACAATCGCGCCGGCGCCGGCGGCCGTGGTACAACTAGCGCGTCATGGCATCGGCCGAGCGCGATACTCATCCTCCGGAATCCTTCGATACGCTGATGGCGCTGCGAACCGCCTCCGCGCTGCTGTCGCGTCTCGACTTCGCAAACCGCACCGGCAAAACCTTCCTCGGCAAACGCGACCTCTACAAGGTCCTCGGCTACCAGCGGGCGATCAGTGCCGAGGATTACCGCGAGCGCTACGAGCGCAACGGCGTCGCGGCCCGCATCGTCGAGACGTTTCCGAAATCGACCTGGCGCACCGGCTTCGACCTGGTCGAGGACGAGACGGTCGGCACGACGACGGCATTCGAGGAGGCCTGGAAGGCGCTCGAGTCGCGCCTCGATCTCAACCTGTTTTTCCGCACGGTCGACGTCCTCGCCGGCCTCGGCGAGTACTCGGCTCTGCTGCTCGGCGTGCGCGGTGATCTGACGGACCCGCTGCCGGATACGTTCACGGCGGACGACCTGCTCTACGTCGCGCCGTTCTCGCAGGAGGACGTCGAGGTCACGAAGATCGTCACCGATCCGAGCGACTCGCGGTTCGGCCAGGTCGACGAGTACACGTTCACGCGCGTCGGAGCTCCTCGAGGACAGAACACGCAGATCGCCGAGCTGCCGAGCAACGTCACGAAGCGCGTGCACTGGTCGCGCGTCATCCACGTCGCGGAGGGCAGACTCGACGACAAGATCTACGGCAAGCCGCGGCTGCGGAATATCTGGAACGACCTCGACGACCTCGACAAGATTCGCGGCGGCGGCGCTGAGGCGTTCTGGCTCCGGATTCATCCTGGCTACGTCGCGAGTCTCGACAAGGATCTCGAGCTCGACCCGGGCGACATCGAGGACCTCAAAAAGCAGGTCGAGGAGTTCGCGAATCAGATGCGCCGCACGATCGGGCAGCGCGGCGTCGACTTCAAGGCGCTCGGCGCAGACCCGACTGACTTCGGCCCGAACGTCGACGCGATGTTCGACATCCT